AAGCTGATAAGCCTTGGCAATTTCTTAGAGCTTGTATTGAATATGTTAAGGTTAAAGAGCTTGGTAAGTGGGGTGAAAAGTGGGTGAGCCATCTGCCAATAACGGTGGATGGTTCTTGTAATGGTCTGCAGCATTTCTCCGCTATGCTTAGAGATGAGCGTGGTGGCAAAGCTACAAATCTTACTGATTCAGATCAACCTGAGGATATATATGAAATCGTCAGAAAAGTGGTCAAAGATAAAATTAGCAAAGATAGTGATCCTTTGTCTAATATATGGAATAGCGATAAAAATCTGGATCGTTCCCTTGTTAAGCGTCCAGTTATGACCACACCTTATGGAGCTACTCTATATGGCATGAGAGAGCAACTCCATGAGGAAATGAAAAAACAAATAGACAAGGGCAAGGTGTTTGTAGGTATTGCTGAAGGAGAAGATTTGTGGAAGCACTGTAAGTATCTGGCAGGATTTATATACGAGTCTATAGGAGAGGTAGTTATATCAGCTCGTAAGGGCATGAAGTGGCTTCAAGACTGTGCCTCTACTCTTAATAAAGCTGATATGCCTATCTATTGGACACTTCCTACAGGGTTTATGGTTAAGCAGAAATATCTAAAGTCTACTGTATCTCAAGTAAAAACTGTGATTAACGGTAAGATGGCTTCACTCTATGCAGCACATGGTCAGAATGATAAGATAAATAAACATCGACAGGTTAATGGTATAGCTCCGAATTTTGTTCATAGCCTGGACGATTGTCACTTAATGTTAACTATAATGGGAGCAAATGATGAATACGGAATTGACAGTTTTAGTGTTGTTCATGATTCTTTTGGGACTCACGCTTGTGATGTTGAACAATTAGGAATGATTTTACGAGAAAAATTTATAGAGATTTATAAAGAAGATGTGTTAGAGAAGTTTAGGTTAGAGCAAAAGATAAATTTGACAAGGCCAGATGGCTATGGTATACTATGTATAGAAGAGGTGAGAAATGCAGAATTCTTTTTTAGCTAATGTAGATGTAGAGCAAGTATCAAAAGGTATGATGCAATCTGTAGAGGCATTACAGAATTATACCAAGGCAGAAAAGTATGTTATTATTTCAAGTGTTTTTAATTGTATGTTTAATTCTAAACTGAAAGGAGCTAAAACAATAAATGATGTTATGGATATTGTAGATCGTATTAGGTTAGACTGTAAGATAAAACATATTCCCGAATTTGGTGGGGCAGAACGATTTATAAAAGGAGAATTATAGATGGCAAATGCAATTCATGTTACTCCAGTAGGTACGGCAATTTATCCGTGGTTGAATAAACCAGATACCAAGTTTAATCCTGATGGAGAATACTCAGTGTCCTTGTTATTGAGTGAGGATGCAGCTAAGGTAGTTAACAATGTAGTAAAGCCACTAATGAATGGTGGTAAACACAATCCTATTAAGCCTGAGGTAGATGATCAGGGTAATGGCACAGGTAATTATACTATTAAGTTTAAGTTGAAAGCTAAGGTTAGTCCTAAACGTGGTCAGCCTTTTGAACAAAAACCTATCTTGCTAGATGAAGATGGAAATCGTTTAGAGAAGTTGATTGGTGGTGGTAGTAAGATTAAGATAGCTTATGAAGCCTATGCTTATGATGGTATGGGTGGCGGTGTAACACTTAGAGTTAAAAAGGTTAGAATAGCTCAGGATGGACTAGTTGAATATACCTCAAAAGATAATGTAGATTGGGGTGAAGATTGTGTAGACAAACCTAAAGAAGAAGTAGAAGATGAGGGTGATGATGCTCAAGAGGCTAATTTAGTAAGGTTGGACTTAGATGATGAGGACTTTTAAATATGCCTAGTTATGATGAGATATTAGAGATGGATTCTCATATTGTTTTTGAAAAGATGATTGAGTTACAACCACAGGCTGTGTTTCTTTTATTAAATGACATGAGGGATATTATAAAAGAAGGCACTTTTTCAATCAGCTCATTTAATACAATTAAATCTACAGATGATATATTGCGGTCTTTACTCAACACAGAAGATAACACATTTCAAAATGATAGCAACTAAAGGTTTAGCTAGGGGGATCAAAGAGGGATATCGGTCAGGCTTAGAAGTCACGGTAAGTAAGCAACTGGAGGAAGAAGGAGTAGCATGGGGCTATGAGCCTTACCGTATCCCTTACACCCCTAAAACACAGCATTATACTCCAGATTTTAGTATTAGGAGTAATGGTAAAGAGTTATTAGTAGAAACAAAAGGTAGATTTATTGCTAGAGATAGAACTAAACATCTATTGCTTAAAGAACAATATCCTGATATGGATTTAAGATTTGTATTTACTAATCCAAACCAGAAACTCTATAAAGGATCGAGGACAACTTATGGACAATGGTGTGATAAGCATGGATTCAAATACGCAAAAGGAACAATACCTAGAGAATGGATCATCGAGTTTGGTGGGACACGAGCCTTGTCCTGAATGTGGTTCTAAAGATAACTTAGCGAGGTATGATGATGGACATGCTTACTGTTTTGGTGGGAACTGTAATTACCGTGAGCACAGTATTCATAGTGTTAATGCTACAGCTCTCTATAAACCAAAGAAAAAGAATACCACCCTTATTCAAAGGGGTGAATTCAAAGACCTTACCAAAAGAAAAATCTCAGAAAAAACCTGTAGATTTTTCTCATACTCTGTAGGAAAATACAATAATCAAGATTGTCATATTGCTGAGTTTAAAGAGAATGGGACTGTTGTTGGTCAAAAGATAAGACTTAAAAACCATTCTTTTAAAACTTTGGGTGACTGTAGTAGTCTTTGGGGTAAACATCTTTGGAGCACAGGTAGAAAGATAGTTATTACTGAAGGTGAGATCGATGCTCAGAGTGTAGCTGAGATTCAAAACTGTAAATGGCCTGTAGTGTCCTTACCTAATGGGGCAGCCTCCGCTAAGAAGGCCGTACAGAAAGACTATGAGTGGTTAGTAAATAATTTTGATGAAATAATCCTGATGTTTGATATGGATAAAGCAGGGCAGACTGCATCGTTACAGGTATCAGAGCTATTCAAACCTGGAAAGTGTAAGATAGCTAAGTTGCCTGAGAAGGATGCTAATGAATGTTTAAAGAAAGGCTTAGGTGATCAGGTAGTAAGTGCAGTATGGAATGCTAGGGTAGTTAGGCCTGACGGTATTATTGCAGGAGAGGACACTTGGGATTTAGTTAACACACCTATGACCCCTAGTGACCATGAATATCCTTGGCAGGGTTTAAATAATAAAACTTTAGGAGCTAGAAAAGGTGAGCTTGTTACTTTCTGTGCAGGTACAGGTGCAGGTAAGTCAACTGTAGTTAAGGAGATAGCTTCATACTTCTTATCTAAAGGGGAGACCATAGGGTATATGGCCTTAGAAGAGTCTGTTAGACAGGCAGCCATAGACTTTATGTCTATTGAAGCAAATCAAATGCTCCACCTCGAAAAAGATTTAGACCAAAAATTTAAGAGGGAAACTTGGGAAAAGGTTTTTTCTAGTGGAAGGCTTTTTCTTTATGACCATTGGGGGAGTGTTGATGGAGATGTACTTACCAATACTATTCGTTATCTTGTTCGTAGTTGTGGAGTTAATTGGATTGTACTTGATCATATCTCTATTGTTGTCTCTGGTGTCGATGGAGGAGACGAGAGACGATTGATTGATAACCTTATGACCAAGCTTAGGTCATTAGCAGAAGAATTAAATGTAGGAATGTTTATTGTATCTCACCTTAAAAGACCCATGCAGGGGAAAGGACATGAAGATGGGAAACAGATCAGTATTGGAGATCTTAGGGGTAGTGGAGCAATCGCTCAGCTTAGTGATTTTGTTATCGGACTTGAGCGGAACCAACAAGAAGGAAATGAAACAACTGTTAGAGTCCTCAAAGCAAGATATAAAGGAAGTAGTACAGGTGTTGCAACCTCATTATTCTACTCCCCAGACACAGGAAGGCTTAGTGAGTTCAATGAGAGCAATCAGGAGGGATGTAGAAAAGATACAGAACCGCCTTTCTAGTATTGAAGAACGACATCCTATGGGAGATTTAAAATAATGGAACTTGTATTTGACATTGAAACGAATGGACTACTTGATAAAGTAGATACTGTACATTGTATAGGACTTGCTGTAGTTGGAGCACAGGCAGGACAGTTATATGCTAATGAACTAGGATCGTTTATGAACTATGAGTTTAATTCTTATGACTGTTTAGAGGATGCACTTGATCTAATGAAGGATGCTGATACATTGATTGGTCATAATATTATTGGGTTTGATTTACCTGTCTTAAAGAAGGTGTTAAACTGGTCTCCTCGTAAGACTACTAAAATTGTAGATACTTTAGTATTGTCTCGTTTGATTCATCCAGATTTAAAAGAACTGGATGCTAAAGAAAGAAAGGCAGAGTCTAGGCTTTGGGGTAGTCATGGATTAAAAGCTTGGGGTCAACGTATTGGTGAACTTAAAGGTGACTATGGAGAGACTGCTGATTGGTCTAAGTTTACTATGGAGATGGCTAAGTACTGTGTTCAGGATGTTCAGGTAACTCTTGATTTATATTATCATTTCTTAGATCAAGAACCACCGCCTGATTCAGTAGAGTTAGAACATAAGTTTGCACTTATAATGGCACGGCAAGAGAAACAAGGTTTTCATTTTAATGTAAAGAAAGGACAAGAACTATATGTTAGCTTACTTAAAAATCAAGAAAAGCTTGCTTCAAAGCTCAGGGATTCATTTGGCAGTTGGTACGTTTCTGAAGGAGAGTTTACTCCAAAGAAAGATAACGAGAAACGAGGCTACACAACTGGAGCTAAGCTTACTAAGATTAAAACTGTGGAATTCAACCCAAATTCCAGAGACCACATATCGTCTAGACTGCAGAAGTTGTATGGATGGCTTCCAAACTCTTTCACTCCAAGTGGGAAACCAGAAGTAAATGAAGCTATATTATCTAAACTTAAGTTTCCAAATTGTCAGGAACTTAAAGAACACTTTTTGATTAGCAAAAGAATTTCTCAACTGGCTGAGGGTGATAATGCTTGGCTTAAACTAGAACGTGACGGTAGGATACATGGGAGGGTTAATACAAATGGGGCTATTACTGGACGTTGTACTCATTCTTATCCTAATATAGCACAAGTCCCTGCTTCTTATAGTCCTTATGGGAAGGAATGCAGAGATTTGTTTGGTGTTGGAAAAGGAAAGACGTTGGTGGGAGTAGATGCTGATGGCTTAGAACTCAGGGCATTGGCAGGATATATGACTAGGTATGACGGTGGTAAGTATGTAGAAGCTGCAGTATCTGGTGATAAGAAAGATGGTACTGATATACATACCTTGAATATGAAAGCTTTAAATATAACTAACAGAGATACAGCAAAGACTTGGTTCTATGCCTTTATATATGGGGCAGGAGACTCTAAGCTAGGGGCTATCTTAGGTAAGGGTTCAAAGACAGGTTCTATCTCAAGGAAAAGATTTCTAAAAAATGTTACAGGTCTGGATGACTTAACAAATAAAGTTAAAGAAACTTATAGGAGGAGGGGTTATTTGATAGGTCTTGATGGTAGGAAGTTACATATTAGGTCAGAACACAGCTCGTTGAATACTTTATTACAGTCTGCAGGGGCAGTTCTCATGAAGAAAGCCTTGGTTATATTAGATGATAGGCTTAAGTTCCTTGGTTTTATTGAGGGAGTAGATTATGAATTTGTTGCAAACATACATGATGAATTTCAAATCGAGGTAACTAAACGCTATGCTAGACATATTGCCAAGTACTCTGAGGGAGCGATCCAATCTGCAGGAGAGTTCTTTGAATTTGGTTGTCCACTTTCCGCAACTGCGAAAGTTGGGGAGACTTGGGCTGAAAC